GGGGGAACGCCGGCACTGAAGCATATTCCTCAAAAGGGAATAGTTGCTCCAGCCGGGATGTCCAACGGTACTGGTCGTACTTAGCGTTTCCACTAAGTCCGTCCGCCGTTGCGCCCGGTCCATGCTTTGGCATAACGTCACCGAGCCAGACCTTTCGGTCCAACTCGGCCAAGACGTTACCAAAGACCAGCAGTGAAATCCTCTGGAAGCTTTTAACGGCTTCTGGGGGAAGAGATTCTTCCACTGCTGCCAGCTCATGCTCACACTCGATGTACCTCTTCATGGCTTCCTCAACCCTCGCATCACTACAAGGGAGAAGGATCTTCGAATACAGACGGCATAACTGTCTGACAGCGAAGATGGCATCCACTGAAGGTTCATCGAGCAGCGCACCACTTCTTGAGTCGAATATCAACGCAAGGAAACCCCCCAAGAACTTTGGGAGGGGACCGCCTTTCCGGGAAAACCCAAGAAAGGCTGTTGCATCGACGCGCTTCTGGTCCAGACATCTTTCGAAGTCTTTACAGAAGCCCGGCAAGGTTATCGTTAGAAACGATAAGCCTTCGCTATCGACTCGAGCCTCGAGCTTTTTACAGTCGAGGTCGGCGCTTGTGTGACACCAGGTGGCCATTTCAACGGCCACCACTCTCCAGAGATCGATCAGGCTTTTCATGGTCTCCTCAATCCAGAGGTAGATCAATCCATGTAGCCCATGTCGTTCTCACTGATCCGCCCAGGGCATGAAAAACTCTGGACAGTCAATGCCACGCGCCGAAGAGCCACTGCATAGTTCTACTGCAGTGAACTCTTCGATGCCGAACCACCAGATCAAGACCTCGCAGAGGCCCGCGATCTGGCATGGTTCAGTTTTCGCCACCGAGAAGCTGCGTAACCTTGGCACCGGTCGAGGCAGTCAGGTATGCTACAAGAGCATCCACGACGGCCTTAGCCTCAGCCACGGTGTAACCCACCTTAGGTGTTTCCACCACGAGGTAGGTACGCATGTTGTAGTAGTTGTTGGCACCGCTCAAAAGCGGGTCAGCAGCTACCTTCTGATGGCCGAGCGAGATGGTGCGACGAACCTTGCTGCCGTAGGAACTGGCAACACTGAGCGTCACGTTCCCATCATTACTCGAGAAACCGCCCGTGTTAGTTCCCGCCGCAGTGCGGGGGAGACTAACCGCGGTCCCTGAAATCGTG